TTAAAGAATCAGAAAGAAGTATGGAACTTTATATTAAGAATACGATTGGAGTTGATCAACCATTCTCTTGGAACGGACTTAATGCTAGGAACTAAAGGTTAAGTTTGCTTAGTATATCACTAGACACACCAAACTTTTCTATCGCACGTGTTGCTCTATACATACTACCTTTAGGATGCATATCAAATATCTGAACCATACCAGATTCATGCATAACTTTAATCAATACTTTCAACTCTTTAGCATCTAATCGGTGCTGCATTTTACGTTGCAGATCACTGTGTTTGATCGCATCTGTACCGTGTTCTAATAATATTTCACGTAAGCGTGTAACTGCATCAGCTAGTCTTGCTGACTGTGAGAAGTTACCACCGAATAGTCCTGTTGATTTCTCTTTAACTCTCTTGATAAGCTTGATAGCAGTTGCGATATGTTTTGATTGGATTTCCAGCGTTCCATCGTTAATGCAGAGACAGGCAGCGCAACGTAAAGTGTGGTCATCTTCTCTTGCTTCAAAGGATGCTTGGAATGGATCGTTATGCGTAGCTCGTGAGTTGTACCAACTAGTAAACTTTTTAAGCCCTCCTTGCGATATTTGGATTGAACTAACATCTCTTGCTTGGTCGGTAGTTGATCTAAGTAATCTACTAAGTCTAGTTGTGTCTCCGTCATCTCGTTTCTGGGGCCAAGCAATTGAACGTTTTCTGGATTCTTCTTGAATAAATATAACACGCGAAGTAAATCCTCCTTCAATGACTGAAGGGTTAATCGCAGTAACCAACCACGCAGGAGTCGAAGCCGATAAGAAATTGATATAAACATTGTGTTGCTCCAGTGGTCCAGTTTTTAGAGTACCCGGACTTGTTCTAAGTTTAGGACTATCATAGAGATCAGTAAGTAATCCCGGCATAGCAGACATATAACCTTCTCTGCCTAGTATAGTTACTAACTCTGATACCGAGAAAGTAATGGCAGATTCGTTGCACTGTCTACTTCTTTCATGGAGCATGAGTTCCAATGATTCGGGACTTGTCTTACCTGTAAGTAACATTGATCTATCACGGTCAAGTAGTCTAGTAATCGCAGATACTGCTGTTGACTTTCTAGTCGTGCCACTCTCAGCCGCCAAGATAATATACCAGTTAAGATAGACAGGACTATTAGGGCGATCCACATATACAACTCTTCCACTTTCAACTCCTATTGCCCAGAGTGCACACCAAAAGTCGTATGCCTCTGCTGTCTCTACTACAGACATATACTCTAAGTACTGTCCAATAAAACTGTCTATTGGTACTAACTTCTTATAGTTCATGGTATATGTTTACGATCTAATACTAATTTAACTGTACCCAAATCTACATCAGATTTAATTGTTGGTTTGTATGCGGGATCGAGTGTCAATACATTAGCTGGTATTTTCTTTTTACTAAGGCTACGTCGTCTACATCTAGCATACCTAGCTGGAATTATTATAACATTATCAACGTGTTTTGGTTGGTAACTTTCTGTTTTGTGATTTTTTGTATGACATTCCATAATAGTTAATGCTTTGTTATCATCACTAACAATAACTACAGGAGTTAATACTAATGATTTAGGATATTGAATATGAAGTTGAGCATCTGTTATCCAAATCTTTACTTCTATTTTCTGTCTATTCCGTTCTTTTCTGAGTGTATGAACAGTTCTGTCATGTTTTATATATTCTCCAGTGTCGACCATCTATGTATACCTCCTTCATCTGGTACTGATTGTTTAAAGTCTGTGCCAATAGATACTGCTTCTCCACGTATCATAATAGGAGACTCAGCATTCTGTTTCATAATACCTTGAACAGTTTCTGTAACATGCGGGTCTTGTACATGTAATGCTATGAGTGCATCGTGAATATTAAGTACCATACGTGCATGATTTTTAGGCCAGTCGGGATGGTCATGGCATTCATAGATAACACTACTAACTTTATCACCGATAGTACTTTGTGGACCGAATGCTATAACACTATCAAGCTCGTCATCAGTAATTCTACTTAGGTAGATCATACGTCTTCCGAGTGGTGAGTATAGTTTCTTATCTTCTCGTACACCCTGAACGATATGATCCCATGCTCGTCTAATTTCAGGGAAAGCTTTATGATATGAGCTATACGCTTCATTGGCTTGTGAGTATGGAATGTTACAAGTGTCTGCCAATCGTTGAGGCTGCATTCTATAGTTAAGTCCGTGAACACATCGCTTGCCAAGAAATCTAAGAGTAATATCTCCATTCTTGTCTCTATCGTAGGCTGGTACTTCCTCATACTCACACTTAAAGATTGCCGCAGCGTTTCCCCTATGTAAGTCGAAGCTGTTATCAGTTTCTGCTCGTTTGAAAGACTCGATAAGTCCTTGCACTTGCCAAAGATATGCAACAACTTTTGCCTCCGCTTGTTTAAGATCGAAGTAACTGAACATATAATCTTTATCAGCTATGAACATAGGATACGCACGTTGCGGTTGGTTCTGTAAGTTGCCACCGCTACCCCATAGTGTGCCACTAGAACTTAGTCGTCCCGGTGCTTTTTGTGTTCCGAACTGTTTATACTCACATCTAAATCTACCATCCTCATCTGATCTAGACATGGCATATGTGCTATAGAACTTTTTCTCCACAGCATAGTGATTAATCCCGTTAAGAATTTCAATGTGCTTTTCTGTAGTACGAGAGTGAACTCTCATTCGATCACGGTTTTCTTTATTAGTACTAGCACCACGACCTACTAGTTTTAGTTTATCGAATAGTAGTGTACGCATTTGAACAGGTGAATTTAGATTAGGTGCATATGTAGGATCACCTACTTCATCTTGTATTAGTTTATATAGTTTATCTAGTTGCTTAGTTAAGTCTTTTTCTAAGTCTTCTGCGATCTGTGTTTTTAGTGTTTTGTCTACTAGTATACCGTTAACTTGCATACTTATTAGATGTGGTTGTAGACGCATGACATGATCAAAGAAGAACGTGTCCATTTTTTGTGACACTAACTCTTTATGTAATTTATTGTGAGCGGCCCAAGTGATACAACAATCTTTGACGTTGTAATCCCAGAACTGATTAATATTGCCACCTTCTCGCCAAGTCTTTCCCTCGTCTTTATAGTATGGATGGTCAGTATATTGAGAAGTGAGAAACCCCAGATTGTGTGGCAGTTTAGGATATAAGGTGTGGTGTGCCAGTAATGTGTCGAACCATATCTTAGGTACATGTATTCTATCCTTAAACCATAGCCATCCACCGTCAAACGAACCGTTTTGTGCTATGAACTTATTAGATTTATTAGAAAAGAACTGTTGTATTCTAATGCGTAACAACTTTTCTTCTTCGATAGTGTATACATTAGTTTTACTATCTCTGAAGTTAATACTTATTCCTTCGTGGGCGTTATTGGCGAATCCAATGCAAGCTGTCTCATTCGCAATGATTTCGATATCGAACGCAATTGGCGCATTATCTTCTTCAAGTCTTTTGATATAAGACATTGCTGTTTCGATGCTAGGGTTAATTGTTCCAGTAATAGTGTGTCGTTTGAACTTACCATCTATAACTCTCCGTAGTTTAGCTATATCGAACTTGTAAAAAGGTTCTTGATCTATGGCACGTAGTATGTGTGATGGGTTATTAGTAATTATAACTTGTACTGTACGTTGTAGCTTACCTACTTTGATATTTGTAACTGATCCGCGCCAATTACGTATACCTTTATCACCAGTAAGCGCATGTAGAGCATAATCACCTAGACATAGTATATATTTGACATTAGGTAACTGATCTAACTCCCAATCTAATATACCTTCCCAATGTTCTGTCTCTACAACACTAACAGGTTTAATAGCATCTTTTTTACCTGATATGTTTACTTGTTGCTTGATAACATTTGTGACGTAGCATTGAGTTCTATATATGTCGATTGATTTGAGTATATCCCATACTAGATTACCTGTACCGCCTACTAGTGGCATACGCATTTTAGCTTCGTGTTCTGTAGGCGCTTCACCTATTATTACTATTTCACTGTCTAGTTTTCCGTATGGTAAACAATCTACGGCTAATTTACATGCTTTGGCACGATGATTTATCTCTATATTAAGTTCACGTTCATTCATTAAATTAGTACCTATGATTAGGGCTGAATTACCAGCTTCTTCATTATATAGTTGGCAAAAGTCTGCCCATCTAATAACTTATCCCACATTACATTAGGATTTTTCTTTCTTTCATAAGTCATCATTTGTTGGTGTTTCATTGCTTTTATTTCTTCACGACTGAACTCACCTTTTCTTTGTCTAGCACGTTTTTGTTCAAGCCTCTTTTGTAAGATACTTCTCTTCATCTTCTTCTCCCTTAATAAGTGATTCTAATACAGCTAGTGCATTCCAAGCTTCATGTGCTGCATGAGATAATCCAGACTCTTGATCGTATCGTTCACTGTAGCCTTGTAACATGTGACGAGCTTTAGCATCAGCATACCTATTAACAGGATCACTAACATCCATCCAACCATTAGGTGAATACTTATTAGCTCCATAAGTTGTAACTTCTGCTACTGCTAACAGTGCTCTATTAAACCCACATAACATTAGGTCTACTCTAGGTTTATTCTTATCTAACTTAGCTCCCGGTAGATGTTGGTCCATCCCGGAAGGATCTTCTTCTACTTTACTACTCACTATTTGTCTCCCTTTACTGCTAGACTACGAGCTAAAGCATTACTATCAGTTATTATTGTAACGTGTTCACGTGCACGACTTACAGCAGTGTATAAGTTTTTACGGTTGAGCATCCATTGTCTGGATTTATTCATCACATAGCATACACGTTGGTACTCACTACCTTGTGATTTATGTGTAGTGATTACATAAGCTAGGTCTAAATCTTTTTGTGGGTTGATAAAGAATGTACCTTTCTTATTCTCTACTTCTAACTCCATAGGTACAGATGATTCACGATCACCAAAGTCAATGAGTATACTACCATCATCAGCTAATTTCTTTATGATACCTGTTTCGCCATTGAATATTTCTAATGCATAGTTGTTGATAGTAAAGATAACCTTGTCACCTACATACATACGCATCGTTGGTTCTTCTACCCATTTATGTCTGTCGATATCAAAATGTAACTTATCTTGTGGTTGTAGTAGTTGTTGTATACTGGCGTTGAGTGCCATAGTACCAACCCATCCGATGTTAGTAGCAGTGATGATCTGATTAGTAATGCTACCGAAATCTATTTCATTGTGTAGATTATCCATTATGAAATCATGTACTGCTTGGACAGGTTTCTTAGTGATGATAAGATTGAAATCATCTGTACGCTTGGGCATATTACCTGCAATGATACGATTGCCATTGGTAATAATGTCACTGTCATTTGCCTGACGGTGTATACTTTCTAGTGTAATACCATTCCATTCTTTAAGCATCTCTAAGAACATACTAGGTTTCTTTTTAAGACTTGGTATAGATTCGATAGGTTGCAATTGATTAGCGTCACCGAACATACGAATAGCACCACCTCTAGGTAATGCATTGAGTAAGTTACGATGTACTTCTACACTTATCATTGCGTACTCATCACACAGTACAACATCATATTCTAACGGATATTGGCGATCTCTTTTAGGGTCGCTAGTAGATAGTGTTTTTCCTGTTTTAGGATCACGTTCGCCGGGAAAAGGGTACTCCAAAAGTCTATGGACGGTACTAGCTGGAATTGACGTAGCCTCCGTAATACGTTTTGCAGCTTTGCCAGTTGGAGCGCATAAGACAACCTTGAATCCTCTAGCGGTAAGATTGTCGTAAACATTTTGCAGTATCGTAGTTTTACCAGTGCCAGCCTGACCTGTAACAGCGACAATGCGCTTACTAGTATCACAGCATTCACCAATAGCGGTAAGCTGTGTTTCATCAAAATCGAATTCCTGTTTATGAGCAACATTTGTCATTCTCTATTTCCGTTTCATCATTAGTACTGTTGTCTTCTCTATGTTTTTGTAGCGCCTTTGCTACATAGAACGAGGACCAACGTACAAAGTTTGCTAATGAGATGCCAAGAGACTTTGCTTCTGCTGCTAGTAAGTCATACTCTTTGTTAGTACATCTAGCTCGCATGTTACCGCCTCTGCCACCCGTTGAGTTGGGTCCGTAGCCTATTGGAAATGTTCCGGGAGTTGGTATTGTTATTTTAATCGGGGGGTCGTAATTGTTCATTTATCATTGCTCCAAATAACTTCTTGATACGTATATGTGAAAATGGAATTACGTTACTGTGACATACCTGTTCTTTGATATTGTTATCTATCCTGCTCACACCACAATTTTTACAACATCGTGTCAGCCAGCAGAAGTCGTGTGTTGTATTTACCATGATCTACCTTGTGTGTCAAGTGTTATTTGTGTGCGGATGACGAAACCCCCTAACCATATAAGGCTAGGAGGTTACTAAATCATTTAACTATTAGTACTAAGAGTTAAGACATTTTAATACGTACATAGAAGCTGTTAGTAGGTAATGTACCAGACTCTACAAGCTCTAATAACTCTTCGGCATCCTTATGAACACTGTGAACAGTTACTTGTTCCTTATATACTTTTATTGGGTTACCATCTACATCCTTAATACTCATTACTGCAAATACTGGTCTAGCAGTACGTGTTAACTTCTTTTTTTCTTCTACCATGTTGTTTAATCCCCTTCAAATAGTTAGTGGGTGCTAACAACCTGCTAACACCCACTATATAAATTAAGCTTCGGATACACGCTCAATGTTGGCACGTGTAACACCTTCGTAGGTATCATGTCCGACTTCTAGTAAGCCTTCCATGCCAACCCACTCGGCAGTATCAATCTTCTTTGCCATAGGTGCACCAATACTCTCACAAAAACGACGTAAACCGAATCGTGAATTAGCAGTATCTTCTAGTCCGACACGACGATATATAAGTGTCATGCCATCAGGATTACCGTCTTTCCAATCAGCAGGGAACTGGTCCGCACCGATAAAGAATGATACGGCGGCATACCGTGTCTCACGTTGAGACATCTTTACTTCTACATCACGAATAGTACCTACATATTTACCAGATGGCAGCGGATCGGGCTGCTCTTGGTCTTTAATGCTAGTGGTAAATTCTACAATGCTGTCTAGTTCTTCCATTTTAGTTACTCCGTTAGTTGTTTGTGGAACTGGTTATTTTACTTACAATTAACACCGAGTCCAGCCACTATACTCAGTGCTAATATCACATTCCGCATACTATATTTAGTATTACGGTAATTCTATTTTCTTGCCCCCACAATCTACCCACTTGGCAAACCATGCGGCAATACCTTGGGTAGTCCAATCTTTATCTGGATCGAATGACCATACAAAATCACTACCGCCATCTTGTTTGAACATGCGTGACTTCATAGGTTTCTTCATGCGGCTAGATCGTATAGTAATCTTTCTGTCTTTGCCTGTGTCTTCTAAGTGCCATACTTCTGATAACTTGATTGGTATTTCTGATTGCATTTTACCGCCAACTAGTATGCTAACCATAAGAGCGCCTGTCATCTCGTCTTTAGATGGTGCATCTTCGTGTGCAATAAATATACAATGTACATTAGCTTTGGCTGTGGCTTTGATGACTGACATAATACCTTGCATGGTATAACTATTGCGTCTGCCGTAGCCTTGTAATGTTGGACCCTCCATAGTAGCACCTCTAACTTCTTCGACTGCGGCTTTGAGTGCCATCTCATTGAAGCTAGTAATACTGTCGAATACTACAGTCTTTATGTCTGGTCGATCTTCTAACAACGTAGCTATACCTGCTGCATTATCGTGTTTGAACTTGAGTACTGTATTAGGTTTGGATGTAGAGAAGTCAGCAATAACGATATCTTCTTCATCCATTAATGAACTAGTACCGTCTGGATCAAAGTTAACCCATAGTATAGGTCTAGGTGCAGTAGCTGCTAGGGTAGTTTTACCTGCACCTGATGGACCCCATATAATAGTACTCATACGTCTAGGTTGTGTTTTAGGTGTAGTAAGTTCTATTGAACCTAATTGCATAGTTGGACTGTCATTAGTATCACTCATGTAGTGGACTCCATTCATCAGTTACCATTTCGTCAAAGATTAATTGTTTCTCCTCTATATCTTGTGCAGCACAGAATGATAAGAAGGAACAACTGCTAAAGTATCTATTGCAACTATGAGTATACATAGGAGCATTAAACACTTGATCTACCCATTTACGCTCAGTGTTAGCACTATCAATGAACCAACCAGCCCATTTCTCAAACATCAATTGATTTCTGGGGACGCTCGCCTTTCTGATGCCTTCATGCGGCACTCTACCAATGGGTAAACGCATTCCGCTAATTTTAGCATTAGTGCAAGGAAGATCAGTAAAGGTACTAGCAGCAATACAGTAACCAGTAATTTGATGACTAAGCATCCATTGTGCAAGCCAGTTGTCATCTAATTTACCTCCTGTCTTTTCCTCATATATAAACAGTGGACCTTTATCTTTAGCATCTGATCCACGTTTCTTATTGTGTTGTAGTCCATCTAATTTACCAGTGAATCTAAACTTGCGGTCGTATTCAGTATCACCAACACTGTACTTAAACATTACTACTATGTTGAATGGATTCTCTACGCCTATATCACTATCTTTATCGTTAATGTCACGTACCCAGATAGGATAACGATCTAGATCATAGTCATCTACCCACGCAATAAGCGATTCAGAGATGTTGCTAACTGTTCTATTTCTATCTGTTGGGTCGTCGTAGAATCCACTGGAGTATAAGACATCAAGTGCTGCGTTAATTGCATTAGTTCTGTCTGAGGCATTGAGTGATATTGTATTCCGCATACGTTCATAACGCTCTTGACCGAAAATACGGATGCCATGTGCTTCAGCGATGGCTTCACCTGTTTTATCAACAACATCTCTCGTGTAAAACTGATACCAGCGTACTGCCGAAAAGCTTTCATGTGCAGCTGATCCAGCTTCCAACGGCATTGACCTGTTAGTATGAGCCATCTTTTTATGATGGGAGTACCGTAAGATACCCCATGTAGGGCAAGTGTTAATATTAGATAGTTTGGTATGGTCATAAGCAGGAATGTCACTATCTTCATCTGTTGCCATCCTTGTTGTTATGTCTAGTAGTTTAAATTGTTCACTCATTGGGGTTATTCTCCTGCATATAATTATCTAAAGACTCACGTGCCTTTAATAATGTGTCTGATGGTTCAGATATATTACTAATAGCTTTATCTAATAGATAGTATGCGTGTTCTAGTTCCGTCCAGTCATACTGTTGGTGCATCACTATCATCTCCCTGTACAGATTCAATCATGTCTTTCATATTACCAGCAACTGTTAGTGTAGAGTTAATCATACTCATAAGCTGTTCATTGGCATTAGCTAACACCAACATCTGCTCACTATGTACTGATTGTTGTTCAGCAACTGCTTCGATAACTGCTGATACTTCTGCTGATACTAAACCTTTAAGTCTTTCGCGTACTTCTCTAGCCTTCATAGCATAATGTCCAATTCTAATCTAAGAGCACGTAATCGTGTGCTACGTTTTTCTAGGTTACTAATAGCTTTATCTGCACGTTCTGATTCTTTTACGAACATTTCTAGCTGCTTCTTTAATACTTCTTCAAGTCCTTCACGTTTAGCTGCTGCTTGTAGTATAGACATTTCTTCGTACACTTTGACTGGTCGCATTCTGCGT